CAATTCTAGAAAACACATACATAAGTGTCTCAAAGATAAATACCCAGATATAAAGTTTACTAAATGGACTCCATCAGGAGATCCAAAATTAGATGAATCAGTATTGGTTAAGATGCCATACCCAGAAGCTAAACTATTGGCTGAAATGTTCTTATTACAAAAACGAATAGGACAACTGGCAGAAGGTAAAAATGCTTGGCTCAAGCTAGTAGATAAAGACGGTAAGTTAAGACATACCATCATAAGTAACTCAACTGTGAGTGCAAGATGCAGCCATCGTAGTCCAAATATTGCCCAAGTCCCAAGCACCAGAGCTGTCTACGGTAAACAATGCAGAGAGTTATTTACTGTACCTAAAGGCTGGTATTTATGTGGCTCTGATTTACAGGCATTAGAACTAAGATGTCTAGCAGGGTTTCTTGATGATGGCGGTGAGTACGGTAGACAAATAATTGAAGAAGACATCCATACCTACAATCAAAAGGCTGCTGGTTTAAAAACTAGGGATGAATCAAAGCAATTTATTTATTCACTTATTTTTGGCGGTGGTGATCTTTTAATTGGAAAGATTGTCGGTGGCAATGCCAAAGATGGTAAGAGACTAAAAGAAGAGTTCTACCGTTCTATCCCAGCATTTAAAAGATTAAAAGATGAACTGCACAGAGCATATAAAGCCAGAGGTTTCATTAGAGGCATCGATGGAAGAAGGCTCTATGTTCGCTCTGAGCATCGGCTATTGAGTCAGCTACTACAAAGCACAGGATCAATAGTCTCAAAGAATTGGCTGAGGTTAATAGATAAGGAAATAAAGAAACAAAAACTTAAATCAACTATCTTGGCTTACATCCACGATGAAGTGCAGATAAGTTGCCCTACAGAAGAGGAAGCACATCATGTCGGACGTAATATCGCTGGACGAATGGCGGAAAAAGCAAAAGATCCTTTCAGACTGCAAATCGGCTTCGAAGCCTCATATTCCATTTCAAGAGATTGGTCTGGGTCACATTGAAGGCTCAGGTTTACCTATCGAAGACCACATTGCCTATCTATTAGGATTCTACATTACCTTAGATAGATGTTGGAGAAACCCCCCAACACTAAAATCCACATTCTCAAGACTGAGTGCATTTCCTGTCGCTGTGATGGCGAGCCTTGGGTACATATCTAATTGTATTGATATGGAAACAGAAACTTATGCTTTTAATTGGCACATAACTGAAAACGGTATGAAATTTAAAGGAGATCTAGATGAAATGCTTAAGCAAATTATCAAAGACGAAAACAACTCTCTTAATTGATGCTGACTTATTATTGTATAGATCATGTGCAGTAGCAGAAGAGGAAGTCTGCTGGTCAGAAGAAGAAGACATCTGGTCTCTCTACTGTGATCTAAAGGTAGCCAAAGAAACATTCACTAAAACCATAGATGACCTATGTGAAAAGTTTAAAACCAAAGAACTCCTTATGTGTATCTCTGATGGTAAAAACTTTAGAAAAGATATCTATCCTGATTATAAATCACACCGTAAAGGAACAAGAAAACCACTAGGATACAGGTCATTTGTCCAATGGTGTAAAGACACCTATCCGTCACATGTAGAACCATTATTAGAAGCTGATGATGTACTGGGAATCTGTGGTAGTGCCCCTAACATTAAAACCATAATTGTATCGGATGATAAAGACTTAAGAACCATCCCTAATTGCACTCTGTATCGCCCTACAAACGATGAATTACTAAAGATAACCCAAGACCAAGCAGACTATCATTTCTACACCATGTGCCTCACTGGTGACCCTGTAGACGGCTTTAAAGGTGTAAAAGGAATAGGAGAGAAGACAGCCATAAAAGTATTAGGAAATCATCCTACTTGGGAACAGGTTTCTCAAGCATACATCAAGAGTGGAGAAACCAGAGAAGAAGCCTTAGCACAATCCAGATGTGCAAGAATCCTGAGATACACAGATTGGGATCATAAGAAGAACAAGATGATTCTATGGAATCCAAAATGACATGGAATTTTTAACAGTAGTAATAATACTTTCAGGAATTTGGAGTGGTCTAGTGTATACGCACTTAGATTACAAAGAAGACAAAAAGTATAAGGAATATTCAGAGCAATATATGAAAAGTAAAGAAAGACAATGCACTGTCATAGGACAGAAGATAACTCCTGATAACAAATGGATATCTATAGACATGTTCACTGGGACTATTGTTGAGTGTGAGGATTACATAGCAACACAAGAGTGGCATCTACAGGGATACAAAGATATCAAAGTAGTATCCGCAGAACCTATAACTAAACCTGAGAGGACAAGACATGAGTTACAACAAGAGCAGCCAAGAGCCTACTGTGAAATCTGTGAAGACTAAAGAAGCAGAAGAAAACAAGTGGATTAAACTACAGAAAGAACACTCAGCAATGCCTAGTAAAGAAGATATGATGCACCATTGGAGTGAATCCAAACAGAGCTTCATTACTAAAGACAACATCAATCCAGATCACTACAAGTCCAATGGAATAGAATGTATTGATGCTATGGTTGCTGCTTTTGGTCGAGCACAAGTAATCAAGTGGGCAGAAGTCAATGCCTTTAAATATCTATTTAGGATGTATAACAAGTCATATAGACAAGAGAACATTAAGAAAGCTATATGGATGCTTGAGTTTGCCTTAGGCAAAGATCCAAGAAACACTGATAACTCTGAGTCCACTACAGGGCAGAAGACTCATGGCTGACTACATATTCAAGATGAAACAAAAGAAATGCTCTACACTCAAGACAAGAGCTACCAACATTAAAGAAGCAAAAGACAAGATAACTAAGAGGATGTTTAAGTCATTCAATGGTCTATGTGAAGATGACTTTATTCTTGAGTTGGACAGAGTAGATTTCAAGAGTAACAAACGATAGAAAAACAGAGATAACTTTGGGTAACAATGGATGACTATAGACTTTAAACGACTCCTTAGAAGTCTGTTGTTGCCCTTAGTTTTCTCTTTATTTGTCACTACGGTAAATCAATGGTTTACGCTAGATATCTAAAGTAGTTTATTTAGGGTGACCTTAAGAGGAACTGATAGTGATAGTTCTTATACTTAAGATGACTAAAGGTTTATTACTTTAATATTATAATTATTAAGTAAAACACTATAAAAACACTTTAGCCTTTAGTTATCTATAGTTCCCCCTAGATCCTTTGTAGATAGTTATAACTTTGACTCTCTCTTTCGTTATGATTGTCTACTAAGGATCTTCCCTTACTATTGTTTGTCTATTAATTGTATGTCTTCTTAAGAGTCCAAGACTTTGAGATCATTCCCTTTTTTTTCTTTAATTTAATGCCCTCAAAGCCAAAAAATTTCTGTTTGTCATCAAATGTCAAATGTCTGAAGAATCAAAAGTAAAAATCAAACAAAAGGGGAACAGATTAGCTATCTGATTCACCTAAGATTGGCTTAAACACTGGCTTACAGGACTTCTGCTAGAAAAAAAGGATTGTTTAGCCAAAAATTGACCCCATTGGGATGAATGAAAATGGACTTCAAAAACTAAGGTAAAGGGTCGCGCTTGTTGTTGTTGTTGGACGTTGTTAAGAAGAGTCCAAATTTTGAAAACACTTAATATGAGAACATTATGAAAATAACATTTGAAGAAGAACTCATGAATAACGGTTTCTTCCATGTGCTTCCAGAGATTGAAATACAGATCTCAAGATTTGAAACACAAAAAAGAAAAAAGAATAGACTTATAGCCATCCGTATAGGCTGGTTAGCATGGTCTCTATGGTTTGAATTTAATTAATAAACGAGGTTACACACATGGCTCTTGAAAGCTCAACATACATTGATGGTCTAAATGCTTCTAATCCTGCGGCTACAGACTCACTTTCTCAGTCTGATGACCATCATAGACTCATAAAGTCCACAATTTTAGCTACGTTCCCCAATATATCAGGAGCAGTCACAGCGTCCCACACCGAGTTGAATTTGTTGGATGGAGTTACAGCCAGTACCTCAGAGCTCAATTTGTTGGATGGGATCACAAGCTCCACTGTGGAGCTCAATATACTCGATGGAGTCACAAGTACGGCTGCGGAACTCAATTTACTGGATGGCAGTACAGCAGGTACAGTAGTTGCCTCAAAAGCCATAGTAGCTGATGGTAACAAAGATATTACTGGTGGTCGTAACATTACATTGACTGGTGAAATCGAAGCTACAGTATTGGATATTAATGGCAATGGTGATGTCTCAGGAACATTGGATGTGGGTGTCTTAGATTTAGGCAACTGGACTATTGACCAAGTAGGGACTGACCTAAGATTTTTATACGATGGTACAGCCAAATTCAAAATCACCTCAGCAGGAGTTATTACGGCAACTGGCGATATTACAGCATCAGGCAGCATCTAATCATGGGACAAATAATACCAATCAGAGGAATGTCTGAATCAGGAGTTATCACAGATGTTGATCCTGCCAGTCTACCTCTAACGGCTTTTACTAGAGCCAAGAATGTAAGATTTGATGAAGGTGCAGTATTACGTTCCCCTGTCTTCAGAACAGTTAAAGCCAGCTTAGGTTTCAACCCAAGATTTGTCTATGGTGTCAATCCCATCACAGGTTACTCTACTGTAGTCATAGCGACTGACACCTACGGCATACAAGAGTATGCTAACGGTTCACTCACAGACAGATCTGGATCTATAAGTGCGACATCAGCCAATGATTTAGTATGGACTGGAACTACCTTAGCCAACATAGTCTATATCAACAGATCCGATAAAGTTCCTTCCTATAAATTG